AAACAGGTAATTTTCGACATTTGTGTTTCCTTGATTTATGTTCATGGATGTACCCGATCTAGGTGTGGGCATCTTACTGTAAAGATATAAAATTATCTCGTCTTGGTAATTTTAAGTGCAGACCTATTCTTAACCGCCTTGGGATCCATTCGGTTCACGCTGCTTCGTTTAGGATTGAACATCTTCTTATGCGCGTGCCAGTATTCAGGAGCTCCAACTTTAAAGTTCTTGTGAAGCTTGGCCTTGTACCAAAAAACACAATCCTCGATGCGATTAGACTTACTTGTGTTATCTAACACAATACATTCATAATTCTCGGTACAAGCATCCATGACCTTGTTAAACATATCGAACGTCGGAAAAATACCAAAAAAGGATTTGTAAAGCTTCTCTCGATTCTGAATGATGTTCTCGCGGAGAATAAACACGTAATCCACGTTAGCGCGAAGAGCTGGTGGTAAGTCCATACAATACTGCATCGTCAACATGAAGAAAATTTTCCAGTGACGCCCGTTCATAAAGCATTGGCGAATACACGTGTCACGCATGAATTTATTGTCGTACATACAATCGTCCAATAAGAGGAATGCACCACAATTTTGTTTTCCAGCACCCACGAGCTTTCTTTGTCGGTCCATGACTCGCTCTATAGCCTCTCTGTCGTAGTCTCCGTAAATAAACAGGTCGGGTATATACTGTTGATAATAATGATTACCTTCTTCAGTAGCCGATAAAACGATACCCGCTGGTAAGTGCTTCTTGTGCCACAAAATATCAGTCACGAGTGTTGATTTACCTGTATTACGTTTTCCTATGAATACACACACCTTGTCGTCGGCCATTTTAGCCGGATTGAATTTTCGCAAACGCAAATCCATCTATAATATCGCATTGTTTTATTTGATAAAATTTTACTCACATGTATTAAGAATGGCGGGACGTTTACGCCTCGCTGTCACCGGTGTCCAGGATCAATGGCTCACCGGTGATCCAAAAATTTCATATTTTTCGTCGATATACAAAAGACATACCCGATTTTCTACAGAAGCGGTCGGTATTCCTATCACTGGAAATGTCTCACTGGGTGGAAATGCTATAGCCCGTATTCCAAATAACGTCGGCGATTTACTTCGAAGTGTGATGCTTAAACTTACCCTGGGAGAGTTACCATCCGGAAATCTATATAATGCTTCGGTTGCTACGAGCGTCATACAGCATGTCGACCTGGTAATTGGCGGACAAACAATTCAACGACTTACAGGTGACTATATAGACATGTATAACCAATTACATAGCAATAAAGATGACGCAGATACAACCCTTTACTACATGAATGGTCACAATAACCAAATTCAAATCGTCTCCACACCGAGAACCTTCTATCTGAACTTACCGTTCTATTTTTTTAGAAATCCTAGCTTAGCTATACCTATATGCGCTATTACTCGTCAGTTAATCGAAATACATATAAAGTTTAAAGATGTGGATGATGACGTGACGTTTAGCTACGAAGAAGTAAATGGAAATATGGTACGCACTAAAACAGAATTGGGATCTATCGTTGAAGCGTCTATCATTACAGATTTCTACTTCATCACTCGGGATGAGATAAACTTTTTACTCACGCGCCCCATGCAGTATATCATAACACAGTTACAGTTATCGACTATGCAATTTAAACCTAATGAATCGAAGAAATCGGCATTGTTAAAATTTACAAACCCCGTTAAAGAATTATTCTTCTCAGCGAAAGAAGAAACTGGTACAACCAACGTCACTGGATCTGTGTACGCAATTTCACAACCTGTAACGACCATCCAATACGCGCAAGAGTCTGTAATTTCGAATAATGGGTTAGTCGCTGTGGTCGCGAACACGTCTGTGGGGTTTGGTTCCGGAAGTGTTAAGATATTTGAAAAAGATTCTAGCGGAAACTGGCCTTCCACCCCCTCGGCGACGTACAATGGGTCCTCTACAGGTCAAGCGCTCGGACGGGTCCTAGGCATTTCGGATGACGGTACTCGCGTTGCCATGCAAACGTCCACGAAGATGGTGGTCGTGGAGAAATCGGTTACGACGACGACGACGTACACGGTGACGGTCGCAAGTGTAGATGGTGGTAACAGGTACCACATCGACGGTGTCGACCGTGCTCCTCTAACGTTCTATCGCGGAAACACATACATATTTGACCTTTCAGATGCGTCAAACGCCAACCACCCACTCGGCTTTTATCCGACGTTCAACACCGGGGTAGTCGACAACTATGGTACGAATCCACCCGGAACTACGGGTTCGCAATTAACATTCACAGTTCCCACTGGTGCACCGTCGAATATCTCGTATCTTTGCCAGACACATGGAGCTGGTATGGGTTCAACGATTACTGTCAGTGACCTGGGTTGGGCGCAGATCGGTTCGGATATAACGACACCCTTCAATACCATAACCGGAAGTTGCCTGACCGGTGACGGTACGAAGGTTTTCGGAACTTCTTCAGTACCCGACCCGTCGTCGGCTGATTGGAGTCAGGTGGGCCAAGATATCGACGGTGAGGCTGCGGATGACGAGTTCGGGCAATCGGTATCTATGTCCGCGGATGGAACGCGTATGGTGGTAGGCGCTGAAAAGAACGACGGTTCAGGGGATCGGAGCGGTCACGTGCGAGTGTACGATTGGGACAGTGGAACTTCTCTCTGGACCCAGGTGGGCCAAGATATCGACGGTGAGGCTGCAGGGGACCGGTCCGGGTGGTCGGTATCTATATCCTCGGACGGCACGCGCGTGGCGATAGGCGCTACGGGGAATGACGGCACCGCCGCCGCCGCCGGCCACGTGAGGGTGTATGAGGTTGTCCTATCATATGGCGTATTGGTGTGGACCCAGGTGGGCTCTGATATCGACGGTGAGGCTGGGGCTGACCGATTCGGGTACTCGGTATCTATATCCTCTGACGGCACACGCGTGGTGATCGGTGCTATCTTAAACGACGGCGTCACCGGCGCCATCTATAACGCCGGCCACGCGCGTGTGTACGAGGAGAGCGGCGGGACGTGGACGCAGATTGGCTCTGATATCGACGGTGATGTTGCAAACGACTACACCGGGCGGTCGGTATCTATATCCTCGGATGGAACGCGTGTGGCGATAGGCGCTCCCACCCAGGATTCCGGACGTGTGCGTGTGTACGAGGACATCGGCGGGACGTGGACCCAGGTGGGTGCCGACATCGACGGTGAGGCTGTGTACGACCAGTCTGGGCATTCGGTATCTATATCCTCGGACGGCACGCGCGTGGCGATAGGCGCTTATGGTAACGACGACATCGGCAATTACGCCGGTCACGTTCGGGTGTACGAATGGGACACGCCCGCTTTTCCTTCTCAGTGGACCCAGGTGGGCCAAGATATAGACGGTGAGGCTGCGAACGATGAGTTCGGGCGGTCGGTATCTATATCCTCGGACGGGACACGCGTGGCGATAGGTGCTCACGACAACGACGGCAATGGCTCCGACGCCGGCCACGTGAGGGTGTATGATTGGAACAGTGGAACTTCTCTCTGGACCCAAGTGGGCCAAGATATCGACGGTGAGGCCGCGGGGGACGAGTCCGGGTACTCGGTATCTATATCCTCGGATGGAACACGTGTGGCGATCGGCGCTCCTTTTAACGACGGTACCGGCTCCAACGCCGGCCACGTGCGGGTGTACTCACTCTCTACACCCACTATACCAGTAGTTTCATCGTGGGAATACAGTGGTAGTAGTTGGTCACAGTACCGCCCCGATATCACGGTAAGCAACACTATCACCAGAATCTCTCATTCGACAAACGGTGAAATCCTGGGTTTGGAAGACGCTTGGGCCAAAACCGTGATATACGCGACGACCGGTTCGGTGTCTACGTATACCACGCGCCAAACATTTGCTCAATATAGTGAAAGGTATCATTCGCTATCGAACGATGGTGCGAATTTGGTATCTTTGGGAAATTTGGGGTCTAAGGTGTGGAATGGATCAGACTATGTATACGATGGCGTGGGGGGGACACAAGTCCCTTGGTATACCACTTCCGCTTATAGCACGGTAGAGATCTCAAGGAATGGCAGCTTCGTATTTTGGAATGATTACACTTCTAATAGATTTAAGTTATACAGTAAATCTGTAGTCGGCGGAAACGTCCAGTGGACACTGGAATCAAGCACCGAATATTTTTATACCCCAGTGAAAATGTCCGCACTCGGAAGTGATGCTATCATAGTGTCCGGATCGGGGTCGGCGGGTGCCAAGATTTACGACATCACGGTCAGTCCGGGAGCTGGTGAAGACCGTCTACTTAACATCTCATCATCTGATCAGGCATTTTCTAGTCATGTGACGAATAAAAGATCTGATTACCGGTTCGTGAAGAATATTCGGTTTGAGTGTAACGGTAAACGTATGTTTGATCACACAGGTAAATATCTAGCCTACGAACAATCTTTAATACATCATACAGGATGCCCCGATCCCGCGTATGAATTTTATACATATTCGTTCGCTTTGAAACCAGAATTGTATTATCCTACCGGTCAGTTAAACATGAGTCGCATTATTCATAAAAAATTAGATGTAGAACTCGATGAAACATCTACTTCGCGGAATATAAACTTTTCGATATATGCTTTGAATTACAACCTTCTACACGTTGAGGGAGGAATAGCAGGTTTAAAATTTTAACGGGTTATAATAGAAATGGCAGGACGGGTGCAACTTGCCACTACGGGTACCCAGGATGCTTACTTCACAGAGAATCCTGAATACACGCATTTCATCAAACAGTTCAAAAAGCATACAAACTTTTCAGCGTATGACGTGTCCCACGACTTACACGGTCAATTGGAATATGGAGGTATTCTCAAGTGTACGATACCAGCGAACGCCGGTGATTTGATAAAAACTGTACGGGTACATTTTACACTTCCGCCGTTAGAAACCGATGGAACCAACTTTAGATACGTCGAATCTATTGGTCACGCAATATTCCAACACGTAGACCTCGTAATAGGTGGTCAACTCGTACAGAGAATCCCTAGAGATTGGTTACAGATCTATAGCGAGCATTACGTTACACAGACGAAACAGAATAATCTGGCTAAGCTGATAGGTAAATGCCCCGACGAATCATCTGGACTTCCTGTACGACATGCATCCATAGATCAACACTTACCACTCGCGACTACATCGACGAGTTATATAGTAGACATACCGTTCTATTTTCATAATAATCCAGAACTCGCAATTCCACTTTGCGCCTTAACAAATCAGGAATGTGAAATAGAAATTCAACTCAGTGATATTGGTAAATGTATTCACAATTTACCCAATATAATCCAACGCTCTTCACCAGACAATACCAATTTTGTTGTAACTGTGCAATCGACGGCGAGTGGTAATAAATTTTTCATAAACGGTGTACAGGCACCAGAGATAGAATTACAGTATGGTCGTACGTATACGTTTCAATTCGGAACGGCGCAACAAACGCTCCATCCGTTTAAATTATCGAGGGGAAGTGATGGATCTCACAATAATTGGATTGACTACCCGGATAACCAATCATCTACAAACGATTTCGTAACGATAACGTTGACGTTAACCGTAAACAGTGATACACCCCACCATTTGTATTATTACTGCGAGCAGCATTCTGGTATGGGTAATATGATACACATAAACACACAGCCCATAGATACAACCGGATTAAGTATCGAATCTATGAGTCTACACACCGAGATGGTTCAACTTAACGACCCAGAACGACAGGCGATTAAGAAAAGTAATCGCGACTACATCATCACACAGATCCAACAGGATACTTTTGAAATTCCGGTCTCTAGTTCCGAAGGTACGGATGAGTACAGGTTTAAAATGGATTTCACGAACCCTGTAAAGGAGTTATATTTTGTCGTTGCGAATATTCCCCTCACCACCGGTGGTTTTATAAGCACGTTTGATTACGATTTTGTCTATCAAATCTATCCACCAGGCTCCAGTGGTAAATATGTAAACTTTGAACATCTCATCAGTTTAGGGATGGTTTTGGATAACGAAACAATTCTCGATGAAGTGACCGGAAATGTCGTACATCTCAGGGCCGTACAGAGTGGTATCCATCACTCGAGAACTCAATTATTCAGACGGTTTTACTCGTATAGCTTTGCATTAGAACCCGAGAAGTGGTATCCAACGGGTCAGCGCAATTTCAGTGCTATTAAGGAGCAAATCATAAACCTGAAACTGAATAGTGAATCGACTCTTAAAAGAGAGCTTAGAGTTTACGCGCTCGCTAATAATATACTCCGAATCAATGGAGGCAGCGGAAAAGTTATCTTCCCAAATGGTGGAATCAGCAATTAACATAATGCAACCGGTAATGGAGCACGCCGTCGTTTTATCAGGACAGTACGCTAAAGCGTGTGGTCGAGATATAATTTTAGCGAAGGATATGGAATACTGTTTAAAATACTGTGCGATGAATACAGTAGGTCAACAGATTGGATCGTATTTCCCCGAGATTTACGAAGAGGAGGAATCTGAGGATGAAGAGGAAATAGAGACAGTTGATGAGGCGGAAGAACCTCCATTTGCCCCGTATTCGGGAACAGATGAACTTTATATGAAAATCAATGAGGCATATGACGCATGGGATGGCTGGAATCCGACCAATCCGTCAGAAGAAATGATAAAAAATGCGATTGATAGTAATGGACACATCACCTCTCCAGGGATGGACGACTTCTAATTACAAAAGTTTTAAGGCGGTCGACGAGTCTTCGGAATCTGGGTCAGATTCGGATTCCGATTCGGAACCTGATACACCCAGGAAGGGCGATATCAGAGGATACAATAAGAATACATACAAAAAATTATTGATCGTCGAAGATTTGCTACCAGAATAAAATCTGCGCATACAATAAATGTCTTCCGATATCGCTGTCGATACCGTCCTCGCGATCTCCCGTGAGCTCGAGGCTCAGTCCCTCAACTCCGTCGTCGCTGGCTTCTCCTTCGCCGCGGCTCTTTCCTGGATGGACGTCGTCCGTTGGTCCATTCACCAGGTCGTCAAGGTTCAGAAGAACGGCGGCATGAACTATGCGCTCACCGCTCTCTTCACCACTCTTCTTTCCGTGATCGTCTACATGATCATCTCTCGCGTGTCTACTCGCGTCAGGAAGCCCGTTGCGCCCGTCTACGCGGTTACTCGCTAAACTTTCGAGGTTTAGTGAATACAATGAAGAAACAGCCGGTAAGTATGATTAAAAATATATAAACAAACCCATTCCATTTATTCAGGTCATCAGCCCTGCTTTGAATATTTGGCGGAAGACGGTATCCTTCAGTACGTTCTTCATTCTGTAATTCTGTACCCTTCTTTACCATAGGAACTCTCGATAATTTATCAACTGCACCGTTGATTGATAATTTTAATACATGATTCGCGTTTCTAAAATCGTATGGAATCAATCGATTATTACTACTGTAAAAGAACTGAATACGCAGTTTCGATATATTTTGTGAACCCGATTCGAAAGTGTGCTCCACGGTGTCGTCTACACCAGAATAATTGATGACGTCTCCACACATCAGGATTCGACCAGTATAGAACGGTGTGTCGGAATACACCGTTTTATTCAACTCTTCTGCACCACTGCTTATCTTCAGTATGAGTGCATCCGGGCCTTGTAAATTTATACTTCCCGTTATTAAAAGTCCCTGTGCCTCTGGAGGAGACGTCGTGTTTGATCTTATGTTACTCGCGGGTAAACCAAGTATATCGTGTGGAGTTGTATACCCTTCCGTAGCCACTGAAGAATTATATCCATTTGTACCATCATAAAACTTAAACGAAAATTCACTCCCAGCGGGTGCAGCCGATGATAGAGATGTTATGACGAGTTCGTTCTTATCCTTATCATATGAAAAGTCTATAGGAGAACTTACATAGGCACTACCTAACGCAGCATTGACTTTAGTTTGCAGTTCTGTCGCCAGAGAGTTACCGCTGTAATTTCCGGGTGTGAGCGTTACTGTTACAACCGTATCTGGTGTGCCATGAACAACAAAATCAAACGTGTTGTTACGATTATTAATTAAAAATTGACTCGCATGAATACGAGCCGATACCAGTGATATCTTAGAGACGTTGTAAATTGGATTCTTCAATTCGACGACATAATCTCCTGGATTGGGATACGCTACAGGATCGCGTTCTCCACTATCTATGTCTAACGTG